TCTCCTTGAGGCCAATTAAATCTATAATCAATAAATAAAGGACTTACAGTACCAAGTGGTATATTCAAATCATGTATTGGACATTCTTCAATAACTTCACCTTCAAATATGGTTTCACTTGCAAAGACTCCATATCCATGAATTGGACTTTTTGTTATGTAAATTTTTTTTGGTGGAAATATTTTCATAAAATTTAAATAAAATATATAAAAAATTGTTGTATTTATCAATAATGGAAAAATTAATACCAATAACAAGGTTAGGTAAATTTTTTGGTGGTGAAGATTATTCTTTAGACATTAATATGGGTCAAGAATGGCTTGAGGGTGATATGAATTTTACTGTTATTTTATACAGGGTTGATAGGTATAAGACTAAGTCGGATGATGTTTATGGAGAAGCTTTACAAGATGGAATTCAATTTTTGACACCAATTGAACTTAAAGGTTATGTTCAAATAATGGCTCCAACAAATCAAAAAATTGGTCAAAGTAAAGTTGAGTTGGAAGAGCCTGGAAATATGAAATTTTCTATCTATCAAAATTATCTTGATAGATTACAAGTTGATATTGCATTTGGTGATTATTTAGGATATTACGAAACTGAAAAAAGAGTTAGGTATTATAGTGTCGCTGATGATGGAAGGGTGGTTACAGATAATAAACATACTTACGGAGGATACAAGCCGTTTTATAGAACTATTACGGCAACTCCTGTAAATGAAAATGAATTCAGAGGAATATGATTATTTTAATATCAGAAACTCAAAAAGATGTTTTGAAAGAAAATATAATAGGTCAAAAAGTTATGGTCTATTATAATCTACATAAACAAACTTTTTCAGTTCAAAAAAGTGGTATAGTTGTTTTACATGCTGATTTTGTAAAACTATCTGATGTTGAGTTCAGAGTTAGAAAAGGTGGATTAAATAAAGTCAGAAAAGAAAAAGTTAAAAATGTTCATGCCTTTGTTATAGGTATACTGGAAGATTTTTGTGAGTTTCCATGTTCTAACATTCCTCAAGATTCTGAGGGAGAAGTAATATCTTATAGCCCATATGTTAATGATAGTTTTGTAATTAAATCAACTCAAGAACCAATATTTTATGGAAACGAAGTAAATATGGTTAATAGTACTAATAAAATTTACTTATTAAAATAATATGGGATTTCCAAAACAAATAAAAAAAACATTACCTTTACAGTATAAAAAAACTCTTTTTCCACGTAGAGAAGAACTTAAAGATTATATTAATAAGGATGGAACTTATTTACCAAAATCAGTATTACATTCTGATTTAGATAGGGGTATGTTAGATTTTGTAAAAGATAGTTTAAATTTGGTTGTGTCAGGTAAATTAGTTCCAATGTTGGATATAATATTAACCACTCAAAACTGGTCACAGTTTACAGAAACGTGGGAATTTGTTGACCAAGATTTTAATGTAAAACCTCCATTCATAACGGTAGTAAGACAACCAGAAGTTAAGTATGGTACAAACCCATCACTTCAATGGACAATACCAAATAGAAAAGAATTTTATTATGCATCAGTTCCAACATGGAACGGAAACCAAGAAGGGATGGATGTATATAAGATACCTCAACCAGTTCCTGTTGATATTGTTTATAATGTAAGAATAGTTTGTAATAGAATGAGAGAACTAAATGAATTCAACAAAATAGTATTACAAAAATTTTCTTCAAGACAAGCGTATACTTTTGTTAAAGGTCAATATATTCCAATTATCATGAATGGTATTCAGGATGAAAGTATTATGGATTTGGATAAAAGAAAATATTATACTCAAAATTATGAATTTCAAATGTTAGGATATCTTATTGATGAAAAAGAATTTGAAGTTTCTCCAGCAATAAATAGAGTTTTAACTATAATGGAAGTTGCCCCAAATTCTACAAAAGGAAAGAAAAATGAATTGAACCCTAAAAATCCTGATGTATTTGACTTAGACTTTTTATTTGTTACAGGTAATACCATATTAAGTGAATTGATGGATTATCCCATTGATATGGAAGTTTCTCAAACAACTAATGTTAGTTCTTTTAATGTTTACATTAACAATCAATATTTTGGAAATAATGTTAATAAACTATTAATTAACACTAACGATATATTAAGAATTGAAATTACTAAAACTAATAATTTATTAGAATCAAAAATAATTTTTAGTAACAAGCTAGTCTAATACTCTCCGTAAACATCTTTTTTGTCTTTACACTTTTCAATAATTAATTGTTCCAAGAATTTGTAAATTTTAATTCCTTTTTTATCACAATAATTTTTTAGTACTTTATGTACGTCTTCGGAGATTTTTATGTTCTTTATATTGTTATCGGTTAATTTAGACATGAAAGATAAAAAAAGTAGAATTTATTCATACTAAATACAAATAGATTCTTAAAAGTAAAGTTTTTTCGTTTTATTTAGAATATTTATTAGAAATAAATAAATAAACAAGAAACTAAAAAATAATGGCAACAGTACAGACTAATCAAAAAGTATTTGTTTCTCCAGGTGTCTATACCTCAGAAACAGATTTATCTTTTGTGGCGCAAAGTGTGGGTGTGACTACACTTGGTTTAGTTGGCGAGACTTTAAAAGGTCCGGCATTTGAACCTATCTTTATTACTAATTACAATGAGTTCCAATCATTCTTTGGGGGTTCTGAACCTACCAAATTTGTGAACACTCAAATCCCTAAATATGAAGCCGCATATATTGCAAAATCATATTTACAACAATCTAATCAACTTTTTGTAACAAGAGTATTAGGGTTGTCGGGATATGATGCGGGTCCATCATGGACTATAACAGCAACAGCAAATGTAGATGGTTCAACAGTAGGATTAAGTTCTGCAGTTGGAACTACTTGGACAGTTGGATTTACAGGAAGTTCTTCTGCTAACACAGTTTCTTTCGGAACGTTCCCTTACCCAATTCTACAAAATTTATCAAAACAATATACATTATCAGATGGTAGTGTATCTACACTTAGTAGTGATTTTACTGCTTATGTTAATGATTTCATGGACACTCCATCAACTTCTGCAACAACGGCAATTGTTTATGGTTCAATACCAAGTTCGGCGTACACTTCACTTAGTAGTATTCGTACTACATTAGTTAATGCTTTAAGTGTTGACTCATTAGACTTAAGTTCAAATGATTTAACTTCATCAGATAATAGTTCTTGGTTTTATTCTGATTTTACAAATTATTCAGGAGATAGTTATTCAGGATACTCATTTAGTTATGTGGTTTCAAGCATGGCTTCAGGTGCAAGTTCTACTTATACAGGAACTTTGTCAGGTAATGTGTATTCATATTCAGGAACTGCGTTTTCAGAATATAATAATCTTGTAATTGCAACTTTACGTTCAAGAGGAATTTCAGAATATAACTCAACAAATCACGGACCTATTTATCAAGTAACAGGATTAACTGATTTAGATTTGGTTTGTACTGGTTCTTATTCTGGAATTAGTTTAAGTCCATATGCAACTTTCTTATTGTCAGGTGTTACTAAAGATTCAAAAACGTTCTCATTTGAAACTTCGTTTGCAAGTACAAGTTCTAAGTTTATAACTAAAGTTTTAGGTGTTGATAATTTTGGAAAATCTAGACTTGAAGTTCCGGTTTTTGTTGAGGAAGTATATCCTACAGAATTAGATTATCTTTATAATAAAGGTTATATTCGTGGATTAAATTGTAGTATGGTTGAACTTGAAGACGCTAGAAGTTTAAGTACTACTTCTATTGCTTGGAATTTGGAAAAATACCAAACACCATTAACTCCATTTTTGGTTTCTGAATTAAGAGGTAATAAAGTTTATAAATTATTTAGGTTTATTGCGGTATCAGATGGAGACGCAGCAAATACAGAAATTAAAGTTTCAATCGCTAATATTACTTTCAGTAATATTGCAAATACTTCATATGGAACTTTTGATGTTCTTGTTAGAAGTTTTTTTGATACAGATGAAAATCCTATAGTTATTGAAAAATTTGTATCTTGTAACATGGACCCAGCATCAAATAGTTTTGTTGCTAAAAAAATAGGTACATTTGATGGTGAATATTCACTAGTTTCTAAGTATATAATGGTTGAACTTTCAGAAGAAGCACCAATTGATGCAGTTCCTTGTGGATATTACGGATATAATCAAAGAGTTTATAATACCGTGGATAACCCATCACCAATGCCAATTTATAAAGTTAAATACGATTATCCAGGAGAAACAATCTATAATCCTCCGTTTGGTGTTGGTATTAGTTCAAATGGAGATATTGTTAGAAGAACTTATTTAGGATTTTCAACAAAAATTCCTGTGGATGTTTCATTACTACAATATAAAGGTAAAATAAATCCTGTATCAAATTTTGATACTGCAGAAACAGGATTACCTTGGAATTATCTAACTAGAGGATTCCATATGGACTCAGGTGCAACTGTTGTTGAAATTGGTACAGAATATGTAACAAGTGGTCAATCTGCTTTTGATTGTGGTGTTGCTGATTTTAGAGATAACCCTGAAACTCAAGAAAACCCATACTATTATATATATTCAAGAAAATACACAGTATGTTTTGCTGGTGGATTTGATGGATGGGATATCTATAGAGAATATAGAACAAATGAAGATAGATTCAGACTTGGAGCGTCAGGTTATTTGGCAGGAGCTGCACCGTCACTAAGATACCCAACGGCAACAGGTGAAGGTATGTTCAAGAGAATTGTCGTTGAAAACAATACTCAAGATTTTGCAAACAGCGACTACTACGCCTACTTATTAGGTATTCTTACATTTTCAAATCCTCAATCAACAAATATTAATGTTTTTGCAACTTCAAGTATTGACTACATTAATACACCATCTCTTGTAACAGAAACAATTAATATGATTCAGTTCTCAAGAGCCGATTCGGTTTATATCGCAACAACACCTGACTATGACATGCATTCTCCTGATGGAACTGACCCTCAGCTAATTATCTATCCACAAGACGCAGTTGATAATTTGGATAACTCAGGTTTAGATTCTAACTATACAGCAACATACTATCCTTGGATATTAACAAGAGATACTGTTACTAATACACAAATTTATTTACCTCCAACTGGAGAAGTTTGTAGAAACTTGGCACTTACAGATAACATTGCATTCCCTTGGTTCGCATCAGCGGGTTACACAAGAGGTCTTGTAAATTCTGTTAAGGCTAGATTGAAACTAACTCAAGAAGATAGAGATACTTTGTATCAAGGTAGAATTAATCCAATTGCAACCTTCTCTGATGTAGGAACTGTAATTTGGGGTAATAAAACTTTACAAGTTAATGATTCTCCACTTAATAGATTAAACGTTAGAAGATTGTTACTTCAAGCTCGTAAATTGATTTCAGCGGTAGCCGTAAGATTATTGTTTGAACAAAACGACCAAATAGTAAGACAACAATTCCTTGACAGTGTTAATCCGATATTAGATTCAATAAGAAGAGACAGAGGTCTTTATGATTTCCGTGTAACAGTTTCTTCTTCTGTTGAAGATTTGGATAGAAATACACTTTCAGGTAGAATCTATCTTAAACCAACGAAGGCTCTTGAATTCATAGAAATTGAATTCTTTATCACACCAACAGGTGCTTCGTTTGAAAACGTCTAATAAAAAATTAGATTATATTAAAACCCCTCCTTAGTGAGGGGTTTTTTATTTATAAATGTATTTATAACTATGAAATACATCATAACAGAATCTAGACTTCATACCGCAATGATAAGATTATTTGGTCAATACATTAATATTGATGAAATACAAAGGTATAACCCAATTGAGGAGACACCTGATGGAGAAGAATATGAGGACACTAATAAAACAGTTTTTTATGTTGGCGATGGTCACTATTTTGATAGTGATGAGGAAGTTTTCAGATATTATGAATGTGACTATTTTAATGAAGACGCATATGAGGTATTACAAAAATGTCCTTTACTTACATTAGATAGTAGTATATCGGATACTTTTAATGGTTTGTTTGATGATTTATGGATTGAACCATTTAGACAGTGGATTAATAATGAATTTGATTTAAACACCAAAGTTGTAGAATACTAATTACAAATATTTATATGATATGATTTACATTATTAAAGAAAGTTTTAAGGATGAGACCACCCCAAACATGAAGTATTATGCCTTTGATTGGGATGATAATATTGTTCACATGCCGACAAAAATCATGTTAAAAACTGAAGATGGTGATGAGATTGGCATGAGTACAGAAGATTTTGCAAAGTATAGACACGATTTAGGAAAAAAACCTATAGAGTATAAGGGTGAAAAAGTTGTTGGGTATTCTGAAAATCCATTCAGAAATTTCAAAACTGAAGGAGATAAAGAATTTCTTATAGATACGTTAAAGGCTAAAAAAGGTCCTGCGTTTGAAGACTTCAAAGAAGCAATTAATAATGGTTCAATATTTTCAATTATTACCGCAAGAGGTCACAATCCTGAAACGTTAAAGCAAGCGGTATACAATTATATTATAACAGGATTTGGTGGAATAGATAAAG